TGCTCGTACTCAACGCCGTACATGGGTCTCATGCCGTCCGGCATATTCATGTCTAGCCCGTCCGCGCGGCACTGCGACAGCCACGCCTGAGCGTCCCAATGCACGGTAAACATGAGCGGCCGGTGTACGCCGTCCGGGTAGGGCAAGCCTGCGTAGGCACGGTGCACGTGGTCAACGATCCGCCAGTGTCCGGCCGTGTGGTAGGCGAGTTCGTACCGCGCAGCCGGGGGCAACTTCATACGGTCACCTTCCGGGGGTCGTACGGCATTGCCTCGCCGTCTATCAGCGGGATGCGTCCCCACACCCGGTAGCACCTCGCTAGCCACGCTTCCGCCGCTTCCTTGGACGTCCATTCCAGGGGTAGGCGGTTAGCCCCTTCCGGCAGCGTGCAATACCCCCTTACCTCGCCGTCCAGGATCACCCATGGGCGGTGCTCCTCGGTCCTCTTCAGTACTTCCGTTCGCCAGTCCGGCGGACGCTGCGTTACTCGGTATCGCCGCATGGGGTAAGGCTACTGACGATCACTCACCTAGGACAGAGAACGTCACGACTACCCCACTCGCGCGGTACTCCCATGAGTTGCCCCGAGAAAGGGCTAGAGCGCCGTCTGTGGCCGCTTGTAGCCGCATTGGGTGCAGTACCGCCCCCAACACGTTTGCGGCCATCTCAGCGGGCATGTGAGCCAGCGTCGGGCGCATCTCAGCGATGACCGCCCGCGCTGCGTCCTCGGCCGTCTCGCCGTCCGCTCGTCCGGCACCTACACCCGCTATCAACCACTCGGCACGGATCATGCAATGGAGGCTAGCCGGGTTGTCGTGACGTCGAGTTGCCACGCCTCAAATGCTCGCGGGTTGTCCAGGATGAACCACTCACCGCCGGTCGGCTCGTACCGGTCCAACCTGTCGCACCAGCGGAACGGCAGAACGGCCAACAGACGCCCCGTGACGCACCCGTGGACCACGAGCCGAGTCAACACCGGGCGCGGGTTCTTACGGGTCGCTGAGGCGGTCATACAGTGCCCGTACGCGGCGACTAGGGCCCGCACCTCCCCCACGTTGTCCGCGTACTCTCTCGCGCTACCGCACTGCCCCCAGCGTTTCCCGTCCGGGCTGCACTCGTACGTCAGTTCGATATCAAGCGCGATGCGGTACCCGTCGCTAAACACCCTTGTCCCCTTGCGCAACTGTGAATATCTAGTGAGATTCTGTCACGCGCCGTTCATGATCACTTTACGGACTCTTGACGCGATCTTGGGCAACACGGACATACAGGCGATCTTTCCGTGAGCTTTATGAACACAACTTCAATAGATCGTTGAAAACTCAAGGAAGTTGACGCCCTGTGATCTGCATCACGCACCCATGGCGCAACCCGTTGATGGTTACAGGTGACGCTCATTCGACTACAAACAGTGAGGACCACCTAGGAACGTCCCTAGGTGGTCCTACTGCAAGCGCAGTACGTTACTTGGCGATCAGTTCGCCCCAACCCCCGCCGGTCGCGCGGTAAAGGGAAACGGCCTCGCCGGTCTCGCGAGTGAAGCACTGGTACGCGTCGGCCACGTTCTCAAAGACGAACTTGTGAACGCCGACGTTCACCCAGTAGTTAACCGCCGCAGCCTTAGCGCGGTACGCCCGCTCTTCCCAGCTACGGGGCAGGTCACCCGGAACGGTGTACAGCGCGCGGTCCGCCTCGGTGAGCTTGATCATTTCGATTCCTTCCGTTTCCCTCGCGGCGTGTTCCGCTCGGTGTGGTTGAACCGTAGCACGTGCGTGCCGTGCTGCACCACCTAGGAACGTCCCTAGGTGCTATCCGCTGTACGCCCGTCTGCGGGCATGAAATAGCCCCGCCCGACCACGGGGCCGAACGGGGCTGTGAGGCTGCGAGAGGGGCCGTCAGGCGCTCTGGCGACCCCCCACCAGCCTAGGCGGTCAGCCGGGCAAGCTCCGCACGCCAGTAGGCGAGTTCCCGCGCCTGCTCAAAGTAGATGGGCTGACCGACCCACCCGCACGCCTCATAGCCGGACAGCGCCCGCTCAGTGTCGGCAACGTAGGTGCGGCACATCTCGATTTCCTGAGCCTTGGTCATTGTGGTTCCTTCCGGTCACCCCTCGGGCGTGTTCCCTCGGCGGTGAGGCCATCTAAACACGAGAAACCCCCCGGTCGCAACCGAGGGGTTCTCATACTTAAGGCGTAGCCGATCAGGGAATGATTGCTTCAGTGGGGGAGACGACCCGCACGTCAATGAGCATCACGCCACGCTCAGCGGCCACACGCTCTACAACCTCGCGCACCTCGGGCAGCAACTCGTCAAGGTGGTTGGTGGTCACGACCGGAGTGGTCTTGGACCGGCCAAGCGGGTTGGCCTTACGGCGGGGACGGGGGGTGTTGGCAACCTCGCCCGTGAGCCGGACCTGATCCCGGAAACCTCCGCGACGGTTGTTCATATTCTTTCCTCTCGTCTCTGCCGTTCGGCGTGTTCCGTTCGGCGACAAACAGAACAGTACACATGCGCGCCGCTCGTGTCCAATCCACCTAGGAACGTTCCCAGGTGCTCATCCCCGGGCACGACGTAGGGCCCCGGTCGAAACCGGGGCCCTACGTCTAAGCGCCTACTTACTCGCCGAACCGACCGGCGCGGCACTGCTCGCTGTCGCACGTGGCGTTCTCAAACAGCCCATCACAGTCCATCTCCCACGTACGGGGGCGGGAACCACAGTACATGCACGCGTTGGCGGTCCACTCCTTCACGTCCCGGATCACCTGAATAAAGTTGGCGAGTTCGGGAGTCTTGCGCGTCTCGCGGATGATAAAGGCAGCGTGGCTTTCGGTGATCTTGCTTTCAAGCTCGCGGCTCACGTAGTACGCGTAGTAAGTCACCTCAACGTCCGTCGCGGTCTTGCCGGGGAAGTAGTTGATTCCCTTGGTGAGGCTCATGCGCTCGCCTTTCGTTCACCCGCTCGGCGTGTTCCGTGCGGTGTGCCCTCACTATAGGCATACGGCGCGACGGGATGCAACACCACCTAGGAACGTTCCTAGGTGCTCAAACGGAAAAACCCCCGGCATGGTCGCCGGGGGTCTCTCTAGGCTAGGGCTTACTCGGCGTACGCGCCGGTACCCTCGAACTCATCGCGGCACTCGGGCTCACAGAACAGATCACCGGGAGCGGCGGGGGCATCCTCACAGTTGGCACACGGACGGCCGCTGATCATGTCGAAAAAGTCCATCGTCTCTCCTCGGGTCGCCGTTCGGCGTGTTCCGTTCGGCGTGGTCACACAGTAGCACGCTCTTGCGTGTGCTCGATAACCTCACTCTTGTGCCGAGTGCGTATCAGCGTCCACCCGTCCGCGCGCAACTCCTTATGGAGCGGGCCGGTTATCTCGAAAACGGCATCAAGGTTCGGGAAGATCGTACGCGTCTCGTCCGGTTCCTCACCGTGCGTGCGGTCGATAAACGTAAGAGCCTTACGATCGTCGCCCGCCCGGTCGCTACGGCGTACGCGGATGATGAACCAATCCAGCGCGTCAGGGTCCGTCGCGCTCTGCCGTGACCATTCCCAATCCATCGGTGCCCCTTTCGTTCGCCGTCCGGCGTGTTCCGTTCGGCATGGATGAACCTAGCACACCACCTAGGAACGTTCCTAGGTGCTACGAGAAAACCCCCGGCGGGCCGTAGCCAACCGGGGGTCACTCATCTAGCTAGCGCTTGACCCAAACAAAGATATGGGCCCGCTTAGGGTGTCCGTCGCACGCCTTGCCGTGCGCCTTGCAGTACAACTCTCGAATCTCCGGCATGTTGCCTCCCTTGTGGGCCCGCCCTTGTTGGCGTCGAGACCGACAGTAACACGACTCAGCGGGGAGGCACCACCTAGGAACGTTCCTAGGTGCTCAGGGTCGCGCGCCTACTAGCTCCGCCCGTCCCTGGAAAGGGTCCACGCGGATACCGGCAGCGTTCACAGCCTCAGCGGCAACGGCGATCACGTCGCCCCGATGCTGAGTTTCCGGTGCCGATAGGTCGAGTTGCACCACCTTGCACCCCGTAGGGAACTCCACACGCCACACGTTCCGCATGACCCCTCCTGACTCTAGACGAACTCCCAGTGTCTCAAGTGAGCGCACCCGCTGTCAAACCGGCGTCACTACGCGTGCGATCCCTGCGGACTCAATTAGCGTCGCGCACTGTGGGCACGGTGCCCGCGTCACGTACAGCGTAGACCCCGGTAGATCCTCGGGGCGTGCTCGCGTAATCGCGTTGAACTCCGCATGGTTTGCGGCACAGTTGGCATAGTTACTGTCCGGCGCACAAGTCTCGCGGCTCATCTTCCCGCGCGGACAGTTACCGGCGCTAGCACACCCCGGGATACCGGCAGGCAAGCCGTTGTAGCCGGGGGTAACCCTGTGGTCCCGAGAGACCAACAGGGCCCCCACCTGTGCGCGTGTGCAGTCGGCGCGAGTAGCCGCCCACCCGGCACCAGCAAGGTAGTAGCTATCCCAATCCGGGCGCGTCACCGGTACCTCTGTTCAAACTCGATGTAGACGCTGTTCGACGCGCGAGGGTGGATCACAAACGAGTGATCACCCTGTATGCACAGTTTCCCATCTTCCACGTGCGCCATGATTGAGCGCCTTAGCCGTCCGTCATCCGGCAGCGTGTGAAACGCGATACGCGCACCACGGGGAAGGGGCCTATCCTCGCTCGTGTAGTCCCTCACGAACGTGTCAGCGTCCGGCACGTTCCCGCGCATCTCCTCTATGCGCTGCCGTTCAACATTCAGCGCACGCCGCAGGCTGGACAGTTCCTCTTGTGCCCACTTGGGCAAACGCACCTCGCGCGGGTCACGCATTCTTGCCTGCCTTGGGCTTGTTGAAGTGTCGGCGTACCGTGCGGATTAGGCGCTCTATCGCGTCCCGATCGTCAGCGCTCACGCCGTACGACTCGCGGAGCCACGTACGCGCGGACTTGGCAAACTCGGACGGGTCCGTAATCCGGGTCATGTTGCTGAAGTTGGAATCATCGAACGGCGAGACGCACGAGCAGCCGTTATCGGTGTCCCAGAACAGCGCACCATCTGACGCGCGCTTGAACACGCCCAACATGTTGAACTCATATCCGCCGATGGTGTCCACCGTGCCGATAATCTCGGCGGCGTTGTCCTCGGGGCCGTAGTAGATGTTCATGCGGAAACCTCGCCATTCTCAAACGGCCCGTAGTAGTCGCGGTACATGTCGCTATCGGCCCACTCGTTAGCCTGCGATTCGGAAATAGTCACACCCTTAATGACCATGTCCGAATACCAACCCTCAGTAAGTACGTACACAGTCACTCCTCATCGTCCGGGTAGTCATAAATGCAGCTATCGCCGCCGCAGTGTCGGCAATCGTCGTCATCTTCAATCCACGCGATCACTTGTAAGGCTCCTCGGGGATGTCCTGAACGCACGCGGGAGCGATGTTCCGCAGGCGAGCGAGGATGAGCCCCGCAAACTCCCTGATCTCAGCGTCTGCGGCCACGTGGTGACGCTTGCCCAGCGTGTCACGCCATGCACGCAGATTGCCCGTAACCACCATGTCTACCGGGGCGGCGTTCGGCAGGATCGCCCGTGCAGCCTCGCGCGCTTGCTTACGCTTGTGTCCACGCTTGGTCAGCAGCGAAACCGCAGCGTCATAAGCCTTGAGAGATGCGCGGTAGTCGTTGCGGAACGGGCGCTCTAGGTCAGTGCCGCGAATGGCGGGCGGAATGACCGGCTCTGTGTCGGCGTAGTTGACGTAGCGCTGAGACACAACCGAGAACGAAAGGTGTCGGTGTCGGGTCAACTCGGCGAGCAGCGCACGCGATACGCCCCGAACGAGGAACGAGACCGACGCGTGTTCCATGACGCTGTAATGCCCCTGCCCAATGATGTTGGCGAGGTAATCGGCGTTCGCCGCAGTCTTGGGGTTGGGCCGGTTGAACGACTTGTAACAGATGCGGCCCGCAGCTTCGGCAAGCGCGTCAGCATCGGTCGCGTACGTCCGTCCGTTATCGGGCCACGCGTCATACCCGTACGCTTCCCACATCGGAAGATCACCAAGGGTGGTAGCGGCCATCACGTCAACGTGCATTTTCTCTCCTCAAGGGGGTGACCACCTAGGAACGTTCCTAGGTGGTCACCGGGGTTGTGCTGCTAACGGATGATCTTTCCTACTCGCCCACGATGAAACGAGCTAGGTCTAGTACGTCCTCGGGCGTCTTGTCCAAACGCAAGTCACTACCGTCTAGCAGCGCGTGAGCAATACGCCATGCGTCCGCACGTTCCGCGAACGTCTCGTCAGTCTCGCCAATATCAACCATGACCATCACTCGTCGGTGTCGAACTCATCGAGCAATTCCGGCGAGGAAATTTCCTCACGGTCCCACTCGTCCCACACGCTCAGCGTCGGTGCCTCGCCCGCGTCGTATCCATCGAGCCCCGGAATGTGCTTCTTGCCGTTCACGCGTTCAGCTCCTCGCCCAGAGTCTTGAAAAGGTCCCAAGCCTTACGGTCGCTGACAACCACGGTTGCGATCGTCTCGCCGTCGGCGTTCTTAACGTTCAGGTCAAACCCGGCAAGCGTGCGGGTCGCCTCAATGGTTCCGGCATCCTGCGTTGCGAAAGTCGGCACTCTGTCTCTCCTCAGAATGTGGCGGCCCACTCGGCAAGAGTGAGTGCGCCTTTACTCAAATTGCATTCAGCGCAAGCGGGGACAACGTTGCTCAGCACGTCGCCCCCGCCCTTACTGATCGGGGTTACGTGGTCTAGATGCTCGGCCGGTGCGTCGCAGTAGCAGCAACCGCCCCAGCGGGGGAACACGTCGCCTTGCCGCACTCCGGGGCGAGGTTCGCGGGTTCGTGTGCCCCGCCCTTGTAGAGCGGTGTCACGTGCACGATTGCGCGCCACGCTTGCCCGCACCCGTTCCGGCAAGTGTTCGCTACCCCGGTCGCTTCCCAGTGGGCGACGAGTGCGCGGGGGTCGATAGGTTCGGCGGGCTCGCCGTGACCGTTGAGGCTGTGCCACAGGGTGTAAACCTCCTCGGTCTCTGTCAGGTGAGCGGCAACCCGTCGCCGGTACCGTCCCGCGCGGCTCTGAGCGCGCCTCTCAGCGGCGTTCTCGTCGCGGTAGGCCCGTACCCTGTCCGAGTTGCGCTTGCGCCACTCACGGCCGTACGCGGCTTTCGCTTCCGCGTGTATCGAGTGATACAGCGCGTGGTATTCGGTCCGGTCGCTCACTTGGTCAGCCCCGTAACCTTCGTGTAGCGGGTCTCAAAGCTCTTGTGAGCCTGCGAACGCAGAACCTTGACGCTGCTAGGCGTGGTCCCAAGCTCCTGTGCAAGCTCCTCGCTCGCCTGCGCGTCGGTACCGAGGCACGGCACGGGGTCAATCCCGTACGTGGCCTTGAGTATGTGAGCTTGCTTAGCCCCCATGCTGTCGATGACCGCGCGAACGGTCTTGATCTTTCGGTCTCGCTGGTCACGCGCAATGTCGGCAGCGTCAATGAGGTCATCCGGCACGCCGTAGTCAGACGCGAGCACGTCAGCGAGCGAGAAACCGTCATCGTCGCCGGTCGGGAGATCCAGCGAAACGGGGCCCTCCCAAGCCATACGCGCGGCGTTCGCACGGTCCGCACTCAGGCGACGGCCCTTGGGCGGGAGCGTCTGTGAAAGGCGCTCAGCAACGTCTATATCCCCGTTCGCTTCCTTGACCATGGCCGCGAACACCTTGATTGCGTCATGGTCAGCGCCGGTCGCCCCTGCGTTCTTTTCGTCGCGGGCAGCGTCGCGAACCTTGGCGTCAACGGTCTTGTACATGAACGCGTAGAACGCTTCCACGCTGTCACCGGTGAAGCGGGGGAGTCCTTCCCAAACCGCGATGCGGCCAACCTGTGCGAACTCGTCGCGCTGGTCTGCGCTTGCCCCCAGCTTGTAGGCGATGTTCGCGATTCGGGTTTCCATGGCCTTGACAACGTCGCCCGTGGCGGGAATGTCGTTGGTCTGAGCGGCCTTGATCGTGTCAAGCGTCAGGGTGTCCATGGTGCGTTTCCTTCCGGTTTTCCGTCTCTCACCGGTCAGTGAGTGAGTGGGTAAAGCCCGGAAGGGGCAGCCGCGTAGACACCTTGCGTGACGTGAGTCACAGCAGGTCGGAGCGACAGTGAAGACACGTCGCCCCATCCGGGTAGGTGCTCGGACGGGGCTACGCGTCGCCGTTTCGTCGTTGCAGGGACAACAAAACGCGCAAACGAAATCACTCGCAAGTGCGAACAGGGTTCGCATACAAGGTCATGACAGGCACTGACATGACTTTCTAAGGCGAGGGGGCACCCCCTACCTTCGATCGCTCTTGGTGTACCGGGTCAAAGTTGCGAATCTCTTGATCATGTCCGGTTTGCCATACTTACCAAACTGAAGTGGAAAAAAGTTGAGGACCACCTAGGAACGTTCCTAGGTGGTCCCCCTCAAGTCGCGGTCAGTAGTCGGCCCCATACAGAGAGCCCCAGGAACGTAGTTCCTTGGTCTCCGCACCCGCAGTGATGGGCACACCACCTAGTGTCATGGTCATACAGCGCTCAATCTCGCGCGCGTATTCGTCCGCCTCGCGGGCGGGGACAGACGCCAAAACCTCGTCATGGATCGGCAAGCGGAGGTAGGGGAGTAGCCCAGCCTCAGACATGTTGATCAACGCTTGCCCCAGCACGTCACGCGCAGCGCTCTGTACCTGATAGTTGGTCACGGCGTACGCCCGGTCACGGTCCAACGGCAGGCGACGACCAGTCAGGGTCACGGTCACCATGCGGTTTTCACGCGCTAGCCGCTGGTGACGTGAACCAAATCGCTTGATCTCGGGGTACACGCGGTCATAGGTGCTGATCGCGTTCTGTACCTCGGCGAGCCCCGCACCGGTTTGCCTGGAAATGGTGGCAGCGCCGCCCCCATAGACCTTTCCGAATCCGACACCCTTACAAATCTTGCGGTGTTTCTTGGTGAACTCCGGGCCGTACACCAGGGACGCCGTAAAGTCGTGCAAGTCGCGACCGGCCGTAATGGCTTCCTTCATACGCTTAACGTCAGCGAGAGCAGCCAATACGCGCATTTCCACGGCGTCGAAATCGCAAGAGACCATGACGTGTCCCTCATCGGCGAGCAACGCGCGCCTAATCATCTGGTCGCTTGACGGCAGCGTTTGAAGCGCCGGACGGGTTATGGACATACGACCCGTCCGCGCCTGAAGTGTGTTCACCATCGGGTGCACCCGCCCCGACGCGTCCACGGTCTCTAGGAACGTCTGTACGTACGCCTTACGCCACTTACCGGCACGCTTGGAACGAACTACCGCGTCAGCGAGCGGGTTAGGCGTACGCGTGCCCAACGGTTCCCATGAGTGCAAGTCGAGATCCGCGAGCCCCAGCAAGACAGACTTGTCAACCTTGACGTTCCCGGAATCGGTCCGCTCGGTCAGCGTCTCGCCCATGGCTAGCAGCGCGTCAACGATCTGCGCGTTACTGTTCACGTTCTCAACGCCGTACCGGCGAGCCTTACCGGCGAACTCCCCGGCCTCTTCGGACAGTTGCCCGTCAAGCGTCTGGCAGTACTCCTGATCAAGCACAAGCCCCGTACGCTGCATCGTCGCGCAGATACGCGCTATCTCGTGCTCATAGTCCAAGAGCATCGGGCGCACGTCCAACCGCTCAAGCTCAGCGCTGAGGATCGGATAGAGCCGTGACGTGAGGATGACGTCAAGTCCCGCGTACAAGTTGTAAGTTGGGTGGTCAAGGTCGATACCCGCCCACCCCGTGGCCTTAGTGAGCCCCAGCGAGCGGAAGACCGCCGTAAGGTCCCCTTGTGTGTCCGGCGCGGACGGGTCAATGTAGTGGCCGGACAACGGCTTAAGGCCGGTGCCTATGCCCCCCTCCATCGTTTGGCGGGGGTCAATGAGCGTCGCCATGATCTTGGTATCGCGCGTGATCGGCGCGAGTTCTTCCAACGTCACCCCGGCCCGCTGGTTCAACACGAGCCAGTCATAAGGCGCGTTGTGGATGAGCAGACGCGGACGCAGGCGACGCAGTACCCACAGCACTGCCTCACGGAACTTACCGCCCCGTTCCCAGTGGATCACCCAACCCGTGCGCGAGTCGCCAAACTGCACCGTGCGTAGGCGGAAGCTGTCGCCGAAGATGTCAAGGCCGGTTGTCTCGGTATCCAGCGCGATCGGTCCCCGTGCTGCGGCATCCTCGGCCCACACGGCGAACGCGCGCAAGTCGTCGTAGTCCTCGGGGACCTTGACGTAAGTCGTTTCCCCGGCAACGTCGTGTGTGTAAGTGCGCAAGTTCTCTCCTCCTAACGACGGAGGGACCACCTAGGAACGTTCCTAGGTGATCCCTCAACTTGTGTGCGCTAGTGCCTACTTGGCAAAGATGCCGGGTCCGGTCGGTTCGGCGGGGGCACCGGCAGGCGCGTACGCGATACCGTCAAGCGCCATGCCTGCGGCAATCCGCACCTTGCTAATCTCCCGTTCCTCAAGAGCCCCGTAGAACGCGCGACGCGTCCAACGCTCCTTACTCGGCAGGTTCTCCGCCTCGCACCAATCGAGGTACGCGTTAAACACCTCGGACCCGATGATGCGCGAACCCTTTTCCTTGACGAATACACCGGGCAGGAAACCGGCGAGCGCATCCGACGTTTCGCGGTACTCGCGTGACGCGTCGGCAACCATGACCGGGTCTTTCAGCCCGTCCCGGTACCACTCGACAGCACCCCGGACCGCCCAAGCGATGATGCCCGCAGACTCAGCGAGTAGCTTTCGGTCAAGGTCGTAATCCCGCTCATGCGGAGCGAAGAATCGCGCAAAGGGAATCAGCTTGACGCGTCGCCAAAGCCCCTCATCCTGCCCGCGAAAGTTGGGCTTGTGGTTGGTGGCAAGCATGATCAGGAACGTGGGGGAGAACGTAAAGAACTCCTGCCGCAGGAATCGCGCCGTAACCTTGTCCTTGCCGGTCACACGCTTTAGCACCGCCTCAGACATGCGCTTACCCGCTTCACCCTCGCTCGCCATGACGAGACGGGCACCCCTCAGCGCTGCAATGTCGTTGGGGATGCCACCGCTTCCCTTGTCCTCAAACGTGGCAAACGGCGTTGTTTTGGTGATCGCCCCGAACACCTCGGAGAGCACGTCAGTAAACACGCTCTTGCCGTTCGCACCCTTGCCGTGCAGCACCGCGAAACACTGTTCTGTCGTGCTGCCCGTAATGCCGTAGCCGGTGAGGCGACGCAGGTACGCGGGCATGTCAGGCATACCCGGCATGATCTCCGAGAGGAACGATTCCCAGCGCGGACACGTCGCGTTCGCGTTGTACTCAAGCGGCAGCGAGACCGTAAGCATGTCGGCCATGTCGTGATCACGCAGCACACCCGTGCGCAAGTCCACAACTCCGTTACGGAAGCTGAGCAGTTCGGGCCGTGCGTCGAACTCCTCGGCGTTCACGTAGACGTTAGGGACGCTGCGAAGTTCCGTCATCAGCGCGTCAATGCGCGTCGTCATCAGGAACGGCTTAGCCTTTTCCCGTTCACCTGCCAGCATGAGCGCGGCACCCATACGGTGCACTTCCTGACGGACCTTGGTTTCTGAACGCTCCCACGTGCGACCGTTCCATACGAAGAACCCGAGACCCTTAGCGAACTTGATACGGCCGTTCGTCCACGCGACCAGCGCATGAGCGTTCACCGCGTCAGTCTCGCCGTACTGTGCCTCAAGCTCCTTGAGCTGTTCGGCAGCGTCGGTACCGTCGGCATCGTTCACGCTGATGGTGCCCACCCGCTGTACCACCTCGGCGCGGCGTTCTTCGGCCTTTACCTCAGCGACACCCCGAACGGGGCGAGCGGTCTTGACAGCGTGGTGCAGCGCTGCGGGGAAACTCTGGGGGTCACGCATACGCCAACTGTTCAAGTCGTCGCCGGGCGTGGGAATCGACAGCGTGTAAACGTCGATACCGTGCGCCTTGAGCGCGTCAGCGAGGCGACGCGTGAACCCCTCGCCTGCGGGGTCGTGGTCACCGGCAACGATTACTTGAGATCCGCGCAGACCCTCGGCAAGCTCACGTGCAAGCTCAGGGTTACCGGCGAGCGAGGCACCCCGCACCGCTACCGCGTCATAGCCCACAGAAACCGCTGTAAGCGCGTCTGAGGGGCCCTCGGTAATCAGGGTGGCCCCGTACCCACCGGAGCCCCTGAAAACGCCGTACAGGGCCCACCGTGCCCCCATGGGGTTGGTCAGCCCAACCCACCGACCGGGGCAAGCGCCGGACACGTCCCGACCCTGCAAGCCACGGGCAACCCCGGTGAAGTCGAAGAACGGCACCGTAAGTCGGGGGTAGTGCATGAACGAGCGAGACCGGTACGTGAACGTATCAACGTACATCCCGTCATCCGCGCCCAACTCAAGATCGTGCAGCGCGTCAATGTCCAACCCGAATCGGTCAGAGGCGTACTTAATCGCGTCCGCCCCAACCTGCGAGTTGGAAGCGTGCAGCGCGTAAATCGTCTTGTCCAGATACATGCGCAGCGCAGCAACGGGGCCCGCCCCGACAAGCGCGGGCTTTTCCTTGGCTACGGTCAGACCCTCGCCGGTCGCGTCGAACATGTCGGCCCACGTGAGGCTAGCGGCCTTGACGATATCCGCAGGCTTGCAACCCGAACGGCACGTAATCCGGACCTTGTTGTCATCCCCTCGCCACACCCTCAGCGAGGGGCGCGAGTCGTTGTGGGCCGGGCAGAGTGCGAGGTAACCCCCGTCGTTCTGTTCCTCAACGGCCGTGAAGTGGTCAAGCACCTTACGAAATTCCATGTTTTTCCTCCTTCACTGGCCAGTGAGTGAGTCGGTAAAGCGTCACGCCCTACGGTCGTAACTCGTAGGGCGTGACGTAGACCACATCAGAACGGGGGAGGCTCAACGCCGAACGTCTCTGACCACTCGGCGAGCGTCTTAGCACCCTTGGACAAGTTGCAACTAGCGCACGCCGGAACCATGTTGGATTCCTTGTCCGCGCCACCCTTGCTCAACGGGCGCACGTGGTCTAGGTGTTCGGCCCGCGCGTTGCAGTACGCACACCGGTAACCCCAGCGAGCGAGGATGGCCGTACGGCTGTACTCCTCATGCTCCGTGCCGTACTCCTCGGCACGCCGCTTGTGTGTAAGCGTGTGGCGCTTGTCCGTGCTGAGACTGGCGTAATACTTCCGCCGATGCTGTGCGGCAAGTCGCTTACGGCAAGCGGCACATGTGGACGATGGACGCTTAGCCTTACCAGCGAGGAAATCAGTAGCGGGCTTCACCCGCCCGCATAGTCCGCACGGCTTACCGCTCATCCGTGCCACCAGCGGACAGCGCTAGCCACGCAAGGAAAGCAATTCCGAACAACGTACCGAGGATGAAACCACCCAGGAACTCAAGCACGAACCCACCTCACATCAACGCCGCGAGTCGTCGCGGTAGCGAGCGCGTCAAGGTACCGGCCCCAATCGCGCCGACCCTCAACACCCGCAGCGAGCCACACAGTCTCGCCCGGTCCCATCTGCCGAATGTCCCCAAGAGCGGGGGCAGTGTCGGCCGTAATCTGCCGGTCCATCAAATCCCTTCCGTAGCACCTAGGAACGTTCCTAGGTGGTGAACGCAAAAAAGCCCCGGACCACAGCGGTTAAGCTGCAATCCGGGGCACCCCCTTAGCGACTACTCGTCGTCGTAGTCCTCGGCAGGCTCACCAGGCTGAATGAGCCGCACGTGTTCGGCGGACACCCACACCTCACGGAAGCTACGGCGCTTGGTGAAACCCGACTCAACACCAGTCGGGGCAAGCCTCAGCATGGGGCGGAGCCTGCCACCCTCAAGACGCGTAGTTACCTGCCGGACAACGGCGTCAGTCATGCGGACCCGGTTACCCTGACGAGCGGCGTACGCGACGAGATCACCCGCGTAAAGCTCCTCGCCTGCGTAGTCCGTGACAACCCCACGCTTACCCATGTTCTCTCCTAACGCGGGGGAGTGGACCCCCTAACGCCTCTAAGCCCGGCCCCGGTATCAACCAGGGTCGGGCGTAAAGGCTTTGGGCTAGAACTCCTCGGGGACGTAGCCGTAAACGTTCGGGTCCTCGGCGGTCACCGGCTCAGGCTCATGATCCGCGAGCGACGACAGGATGACCACGTTAGGCACATTCCGGCCGTCGTCCAGCTTGGTCACGGTCGCGTTCTTAGCGTCAGCGACAGGAGCGATAGCCGCAGCCTGCCGGACACCGGACGCGCGGACAACGAACGTGTCGGCGTCGCCGTACTCGTTCCGCTTACCGTCAACCACAAGGTAAAACGCCATGATTGGTTCTCTCTCCTCGGTTCTTACTTGGTCAGGTAGTCGGTGCCGTGGTCGTCGGCCATGGCGTCAGCGAACGGCTTGATGACCTTAACGACGGGCTTTCGGTACGACACGTCACGGCCGCTCTTGGTCGTGAACTCCACAAGCTCTAGCGACAGTTCGGCCAGAACCTCCCCGCTGTAACGCGACAGAGCCGCGTCAATCTCGTGCACCACCTCAGCGAGCTTCCAAGAGGCAGACTGAAAGCGGAACTTGCCAAGGTCGTAATCCTCAGCGAGGCGGAAAACAAGGTTTGTGTTCGGCTGCGGACCACGGCCGCTCTTAGCCTGCGCCTTACGGTCTTCCATGAGCGGGGGGCACCCGCACGGCTGTCCCTTGTCCTCCTCGGGAGACAGGAACTCAACACCGTCACAGTGATGAATCAGACCCGACCGACCCCACAGCTTCATATCGGCCGAAAGCGCCTGCGGACCGTCAACAACAATGAGGATCTTGTCAGTCTCGGTAAGAACCTCGTTGAAGTCTTCCCCGCTGGTCTCCCACTCGCCCGGCGTCCCGCCCATGAGCTTGGAAACCGCGTCGGCAACCTCGGGGTCACCAGTGGTCACGCGCCAACTGGGAAGCGACTCGGGCCGGTTACCGACCATGCGCCCCGAACGGAAGCGACCAACGAAATCATCCGCGAACTGTCGCGGCTTAGGCTTAGCGGCCGGGTCGGTCTCGAAAATGCGGAGCGCCATACTTCTACCTCTTGTCTGAGTCTTTGATGTGACGAGAGGAAACGGGCGGGGGCGCGGCTATGTCCCGTACCACCTAGGAACGTTCCTAGGTGATGATCCTTGCTAGCCGTTCCGGCCGCCCGTTTCCCTCTGTCTTTCAGAGAGTGAGTCGGTAAAGCGCTCTTATCGCGCACGCCGCTGAGTGCCGGTCACGATGCCTCGCGTACCGCCCGTGGCGTACGGCTTACCAATGACAGTCTTGGAAACCTCGCGGTCCCAATCGAACGTCTTGCGCAGCGTCAGGAAGTGCGAGAACACGTCATCATCGAACCGAACGGGCTTGAACGCCCACTGTTCCGGCGTGATGTGGAGAACGGCCGCAGCGTCAATGTGCGGCATGGGCTCGCTGTTGCCCTCGGGGTCAATGAGCCTGTCAGCGTAGCCGTAAGCGGCCATCTGTAGGGCAACGTCCGGGTACGTGGCCTTAGACGTCTTCCAGTCGGCAATAACCGTGACCGTGGACCCGTCCTCATCCTTGATGGACAGCAGCGCGTCAAAGCTACCGGCGTACTTGTGGGTATCGGACCATGCCACATCCTCAGCGCGGATAAGCTCCGGCTGCACCACATCAAGGAACTCTGCGAAGTTCTCGCGGTACGGCTGCAAGTCGGGGTGCACGCGACGGGGGACGTACTCACCCCGGATCATGCGCTCAAACAGGTCATGCGCGTCAGAGCCAATGTCGGCCCGCGTCTTGGTGTAGCGGCGGTGGGCACCCTTGAGGTAGTCAACCGCGCCGTCTCGGTCGCGCTCAGCGATAGACGCAACGGCGGACAGGTTGTCTACCGCCGCCTCTGCGGTCATCTTCGCTGCCCAGAACGTAAGGAACGGCTTAGGGAGCATCCCGACCACGCTGGTAACACCGGGCACCTTTTCGTGCGTGTCGGCGTCAACGTAGAAGCGCGATCCCCCGCGCTGGATGGTGGAAACCTTGGCGGCCATGTTCGGCCCCTCTCACTGCGGTGTGTTGGACACCTGCCAGTGAGTGAGCCGGTTAAGCGTGTAGAAAGTGCAGTTGTGACCTACACTCTGGTTTTTCTTGTGGAGCCTCAATGGGAATGTCTAGGTGTAGTACAGAAATACACTTCCTACACTGGGCATGAAAAAACCCCCGTTCCTCGCGCTGAGGTTCGGGGGTTCTTCCGCTGTAGGGGTTACGCGTGCGCGCGCCGGTGTCGTGCCTCGCCGGTCTCCCACTCGCCGGTCATGTGCTCGGTGCCCGGACCGCCCGCCGCTCGAATTCGGTTGCGCGTCCGTACGCAGGGGTCACACACGGGGTGTTTGTAAGCGCGTGCGGTGGCCGCAGGGTCCGGGTTCGGGTTGTGCACTGCCTTGCCGTCCGGGCCCATCACGCTGTCCGGGGGTAGACCGGTCTCCGGGTCGATGAACACGGACGGCTGACAGTCGAGGCACGCCGTAAACCGGCGCTTGCAGTCAGCGCACGTGACGAATGCCAACGCTTGGCCGGTCACTGCTGTGTCTCCTTGGTGTCGTCAGCGAACAGCCGTGTGACTTCCGCTGTTCCGTTGTCGGTGGCCGCACGAGCGGCGAAACCTAGGTGTTGGTCGCAAGCGAATAGTTCGCGGTCCGTCTTCCTGAAAGGCCAACGTCCCGTACGGCGGACCACTCGCCAGTTTGCCGGGGGCATGTTCTCGCGCCGTCCGGCTTTGGCTTGAGCGTGGCACACCTGACACACACCCTGCACCCTGCTACCCCTCTTCCCGTCCCTTGAGAGCCCCTAGGAACGTCTCTGCGGCTTCCCCTGGGGGTTCGGTCGCCGGACCGCCCAAGAGGACGTGCAGCGACCACGTGAGCGCTTTACGGCGGGTGTCTAGCTCAGCGCGCCGATTCTTGCCCATGTGGTTACCGCGCTCTAGCTGAGCGTCAAGCCGCAGAATCTCGCGCCCGATGGTCTCGGGTCCGTCACTCATGGTCGCTGTCCTCGGGCTGCGACTCGGCGACGACAACCACCAAGTCATCAAACGGACACGTGCACTCGCCCGTATTCGATCGCTCAATGTCCCCATCGGGGAGACGAACAACGCTGATACTCCGGTAAAACGGGTTCTTGGTGAGGTACTTAGCCGTTGGGTGGTTCTTGCACGTCAACGTGCGCAGGTACGAGTAATCATCGGTCCACTCGTACTCACGAACGGGCACCAGGGTTACGGCCATGGGGTTTACTCTCCGATCATCGGTCGTGACACTAGGTCACCTAGGAACGTTCCTAGGTGGGTAGGAAAAGGGGCCCCCGGTTGCCATCCCGAGGGCCCCTCACCGTCGCGCCTTACTTCCGCGCGCTGAGCTTAAGGGCGATCTCCTGAACCTTGCTGCTCAGCGCGAGCATCTGCGCCCGCAGCTTGTCCGCCTCAGCGTCGGTCAGTTCCTCAACCTTGATCTTGTCCAGCGCCTTAGTGTCGCGCTCAAGAGCGGCGGTCAGCTTCTCGGCGGGCGTCTTGGTCTCTGTCTCCTCGCCGTCGCCCTCTCCTTCACCCTCGCCCTCACCCTCGCCGGAACCCTCGCCGCCACCGTTGGCAAGCTCCTTAGCAGCCGCGCGCCGGTCCGCCGCAAGCTCCGCCTTGCTCTTGCGGTTGATCCCGTAGAACTCAAAGATCGTGTCCGACGGCTTAGCGTCCTCGGCGAGCGCTTCCGCAAGCTGCGGGAACAGGTCCCCGAACGTCACGCGGTCATCGTCCAGACCCCGCACGAACTCCGGGATGACTGCCGTCATCTGGTACTGAACCTTGTTCTGAAGCCCCTTCAGGAGTTCGTCAACGTCGGCGATCTCCGAGCGGTACCCCTGGGCCACGAGCTTGTGCGCTGCCGCAGTGTAGATGTTGTTTGCAAGATCCTTGGCCGCCTGACGCGTGCCCTTAAGGTCCGGCATCCCCTTCTTGTTGTAGATCCGCAGGCGACCGTCAAAGATCGCGCTAGCAACGGTCTTGGCCGCACTCTGCGCGTCAACCTCAGACTTGATGCCCTCGGCCACCCGGTCAGCGGCGTTGTCCACGATGTCCGCGTAACCCTCAATGGTGGTCACGTCCTCGGTGGGCTTGTGCACGACCAGTTCAGCGGCATTCGCCTTGCGGTCCTTGGCGGACGCTACCGCTTCCTTGAGCCGCATGGACAGCGGGGCGCGCTTGTTGGCGCTGAGCTTCAGCAGCTCCGCATTAGCCTGCGCCATAAGGCTAGTGATCTGCTCGCCGTCGTCCTTGCTCAGCGTGCCGAGAACATCAATGATGTTCTCTACGTCCGCCTTGACCTGCGCGGGGTCAACCTCGGTCTTGGTCTCGGTCGCCTTAGCCATGCTGTTTTCCTCCTGAGTGGTGGTGTTCGGGGTGAAAGCCTTTACGCAGTTCCCGCAGACGCGCAGGTTACCGTCTGCGACGTTAGCCGTCTTGACTTCCGTGCCGGTGCACAGTGACTTGCCAAGAGCAATAACGATGTGCGGGGTCTTGCCGTTGCCGACCATGCCAACCGTGGCACCGTGACCGAGCACATCCGAAACTGTAAGCGAACCCTGCACCCTGAACACCTTCTCTGATTCCGGCCGACCCCCTGTCGGCCTCACGTGGAACACATTAGCACGGTCTCAAGGGGCCGTGTCAAGCTCTGCCCAGAGGTATCACCTAGGAACGTTCCTAGGTGGTCCGGTGGTCCGTGTCGCTTCCCAGTAGCGCGAGCGCAGCGCGCAGGCGCGCGGGGTCGTGCGCGAGGAACCCCAGCGCGGTAGCGCACTTCTGACAGATGGTGCCGACCACCGCCCCAGTGTCCTTACGCGCGTACGCGCTGTTGTGCTTTCGGGTCTCGGGTGCCTCGCTGCCGCAGACGCCACACGGGGCAGTCATGAGCGTTGTAAGCGTGTCCATGGATACGCCTAGCTTCCGCGCCATGCTTGGCCAAACCGAATCCTCAGCGGGCCGGGTGGTTCCCTGACGAGTGTTCCGCATACGTGCTGCCCGACGCTTTCGCACGCATTCGGGGTTGTGGTTCAGACTCACGCCGGACGTGTTGCACACCGGGCATTCGTTCAACTTGGGCATACGCACAGGATACCGCGCGTGTCAAACGCAAAAATGCCCCCACAGCCGTTAGGCCATGGGGGCAAAGGTCAGATACCTACCGCTAGCTCAATGCGTGCGCCGAGTTCTTCCGGCGTTCCCGCATTCACAACCACCTCATCCGGCGCGAAGCCGGATAGCGCCGTCTCGCTTTCGTGCTCGCTGGGGGACTGGTCGGGGAGGATCGGCCGGACGATGCGAACGAGCGTAAATCCTGCCTCGCGGAGTGCTTCCGCCTCATTCGGGTACCGCACGTCAGTGACGATTACGGGAATGTTGAACGAGCGTGCGCCGTCCACCTGCCGCATGAGCAGCGCAACCCAGTAATCCGGGTCACGCTCGCGGATCGTCTGCCCTACGTGCTGCAAGATCCGGCGAACCTCTGGGTACGTGTCTTTGGCGTACTCCCAACCCACATCAGCAATCAGCGCACGCAAGCGCACGTGTATGCCTGCGGCAGTAGGGATAAGCGGGTTGATCTCAAGCGCCATGCCCTTAAGCGGGTCAGCGAACGCAAGTCGCACGTAAGCGTGTTGGCGCATGAGGTGGGCCGCCGCAGTGTCCTTACCGCAGCGAGCCCGCCCCATGAGTGCGATGTTCGGCAGTGACATTCCCTCTCCTTTTCGGGTAGTCCCGTACTCAGAGAGGGAGCGGGTTAAGCGTCGGCGCGATGCTTGCCGGTACCGGCCTTTGCGTCCCCGGCGCGCTGCACGGCCTCACCGGTACCGAGGATGGCCGCAACCACGCCTAGGACTAGTTCAGTTGGCATGTCGGGCACGTAATGCGCTAGCAGCGCGAGAACGGCCACCGCAACGGCGTACAGTCGCGCGGCGTGTCCAACGATGAAACCCACGGGTTCCCCTTCCTTGTAACTTGCAGTGACGACCGGCGAGCCCCAGAACCGTTCAAAAACGGACATAGGGCACGCCGGCATTTTCACCCTGTGTAACTAAACCTTCGGAACCTTGAGCGCATCCCACTGCTTCTTACCGGGCCACCCGTCGCAGTACGCGGGAGCGTCGCCTAGCTTGCGCTGCCACTTGCGGAACGACTCGCGGTCAGCGTTCGTCCACTTGGAACCCGGACCCGACGCGTACGCCGAGCAACCCACAGCAACTAGCCGCTTGCCCATGGCAGTTACGATCGGGGAGTTAGGCGACTTCTGAAAGAACGCAGCACCGGGGAACGGCTCGTAACCGGCAGGCTTAGCGACCGATGCACCCGGAAGAGAACCAAGTAGCTTGGTCAGGCTCGTTGCACCGGGCACGCCGTCAGCGTCAGCACCGGAGAACCCTAGCGACCGCTGAAAGTCTGCATAGTTGAGCGTGTCAGCGTCGGTCCAGTTCGGGCCGGGCCCCTCGGTGTAGTGCTTGCCGCAACCCTTAGCAACAAGCGCCTTACCAACCTGCGTCACGTGGTCGCCATGCGCCCCGTAGCCGTACACGAGACCGTTAATGGTCACCTGCGCGCGAGACGGAGTGGTGCCACCGCCGGAACCGCCCGCACGCTTAACGATCTCGCCAAGCTGGGCAACGATGTTCGAGCCGGGGCACGACGTGTGACCGCCCCAAGCGCTACCGCCCATGGCGTGATAGCCGAGACCCCGCCCGTTCGGGTCGCTGGTCACCTGTAGCGGCACGCCGTAGACCTCATGGGCCCAACGCAGCACATCCGCACAGCGGTTGATCTGCGCATCGGTCAGCGAGTCGCCCCCGCGTCCCTCGTTCTCGACAGACAGCCAAGTGCGGTTACCGCCCGCCTGCGCCCAAGCACGGTCGCCAGTGTCAACCCACTGGTAAAGCTCGCCACCCCTGCCGGTGCCAAAGTGGCTAGATGCCTGCGCGGCAGGGTTGCGGAACCAAGAATCGGTGCCCGCTAGCGAACCGTCCATGATGTGGATCACGACACCGTTAACGGCATCCTGTCCACCCTTGGTGAAGTTGTCCGGGATCGGTCGCCAAGTGGCACCCGAGAAACGAGCCATGAGAGTTACCTTTCTGGCAAGAGGGGGCCCCGCCCGGAAAGCCCGGACGGGGCATAGCACCTAGGAACGTTCCTAGGTGGTTAGACTCCCTGGGGGAGCGGGAGAGTGTCCGCCCACATCTGTAGCGCGAACGACGACCAACCGGCAGGAATCGGGGACCACTCGTCACCAACCGGGATGCGCATAACGCGAATCTCGTTCGGGGCTAGAGTCAGGCGCTCCATGGTCCCTGCGGAATACTCGCCCGATTCAGGGTTGATCAGGAACGAGTCAACGCGCACGTTCACCGGCGCTGCAACCTTGTTCCGCAGCGTGTAGCACATGAACGCCGCACCGGTACCGCCCGAGGGGTTAGCCTCAGACAGCCCGGACGTGAACTCAACGAAACGGGAAGCCTCAAAAGCGGCAACCCTGTAGCCCATACTCCGCATCTCGTCAGTAGTGACGTAGCCGGTTAGCGAAACCGGAATTGTCGCCCATGCCCTCGGGTCATCAGCAGCCATTTAAATTTCCTCTCGTTTACGCAAGCGCCATCCAATAGCGCGTGCAGATTCCAGTAACGGCCGTACCCGTCCAGCTAACGGAAGCCGGTAGGTCAGTGTTCGTCTTATCGGCAGACATGAAAAAGCGCGGCGGCTTGCTCGCGCTGATCGTGCCCACCTTGCCGGAAGCGTCGTTACCCTGCCCGATAGACGCGATGATCGGCGCGTTGGCACTGTTAGAGATGCTGATCAGCAGCGCCATAACATACACACCAGGGGCAAGCGACTGTGCCGTAATCGGAATGTACGTAGTCGCACCGCCCACACTGTGCTCATCCTTGAAAACGCTAGTGGATGAAAGCGGAGCACTCTTAGCAAGCAGCCCACCGGACGCGCTGTAAATTCCCGCGAAAGAGGCCCCAGTGATTCCACCCGCAGACCCGGAATAGCCGTACGTGTGAACGCACAGCTTGCTAACCGTAGTTGCCTTGCGGATGATGAACGACGAGTAATAGATACGCCCCGATGCGGGAATATCGCCCGGTGCACCACTAGGGCTGTTCGGCGTCTTACCGTCCATAACGGCAGGGTCGGCGTTCCACGCGACAAACCCGAGATCACCCGGCGTCCAGATGTTCGGCGTAGCGTCGCCCGTTGCCGGTAGCTGAGCGGCCGGAACCTTGCCCGTACCGTCCAGCGTTGCAACGCCGTTCGCAACGCCGCGAGTTGAGACCTTGACATACGTCGAACCTAGGTCCGGAAGGTTCGCGGTCGGCACGTTGCCAAACTCGTTGAGCCCCGCAACACCGTTCGCAACATTCTTGTCTGTCGCCCGTAGGACGTCAGCAGGAACGCCCCCCAACTCGACAGCATCGCCAGTCGTGTTGAGTAGCTTTAGCTTGCCACCCTCGGAGTACAGAACCGCGCCGTTGGTCGGGTTGGTGGTCGGCGCAACGGACGCGTTCTTGAAACCAAGCACGAACTTACCGCCGCCGAACGGGGTAGCGGTGTCGCCGATTCCCACGTTGTAGAACGTGGCGCGCGTGCTGTTGCTGTACGGGTGCCCCTCGGCCGTGATCCGGAAATACGTAGCCGGATCGGTGCTGCCGTACACGGTAAGGCCGTGCCCCGTAGCAGGGGTAATCGTCCCGCCCGTGGTGGACAGCGCGCCAACGTCACCGGCCGCTAGCGTCACGTTGCCCGTTCCGTCCGGCTGTACGGCGTTCACAGCGGTTACGGTGCCCGCTCCGGTGCCATCCTTGCCGGGCTCACCCTGCGGCCCCTGTGAGCCCGTGTCACCCTTCGGACCCTGCACACCAGCGGGACCGGTCGCGCCTACGTCGCCCTTGTCGCCCTTCGCACCCTGGATACCCTGCGGTCCCTGTGCGCCGGTAACGCCGATGTCGCCCTTATCGCCCTTGGGCCCCTTGAGGTTGCCCCGGACCGTGCCCCACCCGGACGCGTCGCGCTGGTAAAAGTCGCCGTTGTCCGACCGGATCAAAAGATCACCGGGCTTGGTGGCCGTGCTAGGCGTAGACGCGTTGTTAACGTAGATCTTCGAGCCGCGAACCTCGCCGCTCTGCATAACCCACGTGCCGTCAACATTCGCGTAAACCGTGACGCGAGTATCAGAGACGTTCAGGAATGCGGCGGTAACCTCGGTGCGAACGTACATGTCACCATGGCGACCGAGACCAGCGGGAGGAACAGCGGAACCCTGATAGATCCGATTGCCCTCAACGCCAACGTAGTTTGGGGTTCCGGGGTCGGTCGGCGCAAGCTGATCTAGCCACGGGTCCTTAAGTGCCTGCGGTAGCTTGATCGCGTACGGCTTGCGATCCCGCATCCCCTGTAGCTTTTCGGTAATCCAGTAAGCCCAATCGGCCGGATTACTACCCTCAACGTCCGTCGCCGGAAGCGTGACGGTAAACCCGCCCTCGGCATCCAGCGGGATCACGACCGGGCCGGTAACGAATGCTTGCGCTGTCGGGAACGTCAGGGGAGTGGGGGCGAGGATTTCCACCCAACCACGTAGCGGACGGCCGTCCGGCCCGAGGTACTTGCCGTGCAGCGTGACCGTGGGCACCGACGCCGGTAGGTTGAACAGCGTTGCCATTATTCCCCCTCACCACCTAGGAACGTTCCTAGGTGCTCGTCACTCAGCAGCGCTCGAAGCTCTGCGTTTTCAGCGCGTAGGGCCCGAACCTCGGCGGTTAGCTCCGCCACCTGTTCGGCTAGCCAGTCTGCGCGCCTCTTCTGGTTCTCGGCCTCTTCCTTCCACGTGTCCGTAATTCCGCGCTTGAACTTTTGCAGCGCAAACGCGGCGTACACGAGAACGGGAATAACTACCTCTAGCCCCGCCGGAATGTTGTTCATTAGGTCACCTTGTCAATCACGCCGTAGCCGAGCCCACCGCCAACTAGGAAGCCGCCTGCCCTGATGTGCCCCATCATTCCTACGTGCAGTTCTGTTACTTCCTCGCCGTAGGTGTTGACGTACGCATAATCGTTAGGAATGGTGAACTCCCAAATGCCGTCGTCCTCTGTGCCATCAACTAGCGTGAAATCGACGTAGCGCAGTAGGCCGCCGCGCTCGGACCAGAAGAATTCCCAGGACTCCAGGTCACCGGCGTTATGGAAGTGCACGCGCGCTGTGAGCGAAACGTAAACGTACCCATACTTGTCCGGCGCTGTTGCGCTGAAGTCGGCCGACACAACCTCGGCGTAAGACTTCTCAGACAGAACGCTCGGGTAATTGGTGATTGCCATACGGCAGACTCCTAAATGAAATTCTCGTCAAGTACAGTGTTTGCGGGGCGGACCATCTTGCCCCCGGCGTCCTTGTACGCACGCCACTTACCGGCAGGCGTAGCGTCCGGCGCGCGGTCCTCGGGTAGTCCAGCGCAGTAGTGCATGGAAGTTACCTTGTAAAACTGAGGCGACCCGTACCAATCGCCTTGCGGGTCAACGATGGACCAGCCATACGGCGGAACGCCGCCCTTAGCGGTCGAGTCCCAATAGTCAAAGAAAGAGGTATTGCCCGGTCCGATGCCGCCGGTACCAAACTGCCAACGACCAACGGTGTAATCGGACCCGTGGTTACCGTCCATGTAATGGGTGAAGACGCGGCGACGGTCATCAATAGGCTTCTGTACCGCGTACCGGTGCTGTAGCTCGATGGTGTAAACGGCGTTGTCTTCACCCTCGCCGTAGTTCCATCCGTACTGTAGGCCGTGCATCCAGCGCACAGACACGTGATGCATGGTGTACCGGCCCGGCGCGTCCTTGGGCATCCCCGTAAACTTCCAAGCATCACTGCAATTAACCACAGCCTTGCTGGGGTAATCGGCACTCTGGTAATGCCGGAATGCGGCTAGCCGGAACTCACCCTCTAGTACACCCGGCATCATGTTCTCAAACGAGAACCGGCATTCAATCCGGTCGTACTTGAGCCCGGTAACGTTGGCAACGCCGCAGGAATTCCATACGTTCTGCTGTAGACCAACAATGTTCATCGGCTCGCGCTTAAGCGCCGCCGCCTCAGTCGCCGGGTACCGGTCGTAAATGGTCTGCGGTACCGGCTTGCGCTCTAGCGACTCTAGGCGGCTCTGTAGCCTGCGGATCTCGCCTACTAGATCCGGCTCTGTGGTTCCCGGTCGTGCCATTAGTTCGCAGTCTCCTTGAATAGGTCAGTCTGAACGAGCGACAGTGATAGCCGGTCCGAACCGCCAGAGTCCACGGAAACCGACGTTTGCGTAATCACGTAGTCCTCACCAATGAGGTTCAAGAACCCGTCATCAGTCGTCACGCCGACGCTTGCACCGGGCTTGAGCAACAGCGGGGAGAACAGCCCGGGGTACGTGTTTGCCTGCGGGAGCGTCACCGGAATAGAACCAAAGCTCAGCGCTGACAGGCACTTGTATTGCAATGTCCCCTTTTCCTTAACGCTGGTCTCGTTAAGGATCTCGTTTAGCTGCGGAATCTTCGCTAGCAACGTCTTGTTACTGTCGGTCGCGTACGGGGTGATGCTCGCCGTTCCGTCCGTAGCGCCAACAGCGTATGCCGTAGTGGCTAGGCCGGTACCGTCAACCGAGATATCCGGGAACTCACAATTAACGCCCTGGTGGAGACTTACCCCGCTGTCGTACGGGTGCCGGTTGGTCGTGTTGTAAACCCGGTTACCGATGGTCGTACCCTGCGTCACCCAATACGGCTCGAAGTACAGGAAGAACCCGCCACCCTCTTTACCGGTCACTAGGTCTTTAGACGTAATGTCGTCGGCGAGATCCGAGAAAAGCTCGTCAAGAGCCTTGAACTCGTACGGGTTCCACACACGATCGCGGACCATGTTGGTAGCCACGATCCCGGACGTGTCAGTCTTGATACCGTTGGTGGAAGTAGCGATTAGCTGCCGGACCATGAATGACTGTTCCATGGACAGCTTCACAGCCGCCGTACCGCCAACGTGACGGTAGCGGTAGTACGACAGATAGTCACCCGCGCTGATCTGAATAACGCGCTTGCTTAGATCCAGCTTGTACGCCCACAGCAGACCACCCCAAACTAGCTGCCCGTCTCGCTCAATGGCGACACCGGTACGCACGGGGAACAGGTCATCGGCGGTAAGCTCGCGGCCGTCCAGCTTGGGCACACCTATTGGAAGTTCAACGGTGGCCGATCCGGACTCATCCATAACGTAGGTGTACGAGAGACCGGAAAACGGAATCTCCGCAAAGACAGCCTGCGTCAGCATGTTGTATAGGTACACACGGTAAGTAGCCATTACACCCACGTATCCCGGAAAGTGAACAGCGCGGAAGCGTTCGCGTTCGTGCCGCTCTCCGAAAGGGTTAGGTACCGGTTGCCGGGGAGGTAGTTAGGCCCGTCAACGGTGAACGTGCCGGTACGGGTTACGGAGAACGTAGACTTTCCCGTTTCGGCATTCAGAATCTTGGGGTTGGTCACGCTGGTGAACGCAATACTTGGCTTGGCCACCTGCGAGCCATCAATAGGAACGAGCGTCGGAACGTCCTTCCGGAGCATTACCGAGGTTTCCTCAGCGGCGTAAACGATCGGGTCGGTAGCGAATAGCTCAACCTCAAACGCGCAGTACCGGGCCGCAAAGGCAGCGTCAAGCGGGTTAGAGCGCTTGCGCGTGCGCGCGTTTACGTAGGCTTCCCGACCGTTGCATAGTCCCGGCATCTTGAACGTAAACGGAGACTCGCCGTTAACAGCGGGAGAGAACGCGCGATAGATCATGTTCACTGCCGAACTGAACTCGTCGTCAGTGTCCGCGTGAACCTCTAGAGAGAGACTGATAGAACGACCACCCATGTAGTCGTTACCGGCCCAATACCCGTCGCGCTGAATCAGCGTCACGTCACTGGTACGGATCTCCGGCAACGACATAACGTCAAGGTTCTTGAACGTCACGGAGGGCAGGATCTCGGGGTCACCAATGGTGAGCGGCCCGTATGAGAGTGACCAATTTTCTAGCAAGGATGCACAGCCTTACTGTGAGGGCCGGGCCGGGGGAGTGGTTACCCCCGACCCGACAACGGGACCACATAGGAACGTTCCTAGGTGCTTAGCGGCCCGCCGTACGCAACACCCAAGCAAGCTCACGGCCGATCTCAGACGGGTTGGCGTTCGTCTGCGCGTTGACCGTCACGTGTGGCGTGGTCGTCGGCGTAGCCTGCGCAGGCTGTGAACGCTGCTCAGCGGCAAGCCTCACGGCCGGAACCTTGAGGTTGGGCAACTCGGCGTCACGCGCGAGCGGCGCAATCGGTGCGGACCAGTCGTCAGCGAAAGCGGCAATGCCCGGCATGGAAGGCGTGGGAACTAGGTTCCGCATCACCTTCGCGATAGCCGGGGCCCCCATCTTCACACCCTCGACAACACCGGCAGGGATGAACTTACCGATTTTGTCTCGCATGAGCCGTGAGGGGGAGTGAATGCCGAGTGCCTTAGCGATCGGGCCCGGGATCATATCCTTGGCCCAACCCATGAGCGTTGACCGGAGCCAACTACCCATACCCTGAATACCGCGCCACAGGCCACGGATTAGATCCTGACCCTTGCCGTACAGCATTGAGCCGAAGTTTCCGAAGAAACCAACGATCTGCCCCGGTAGGCCCCGAACGTAAGACAGCATGGAACCAGCGACACGCATAGTCCCGCTCTTGATGCTGTCCCAGTGCTTGATGATCAATCCCGGAAGCGTCCAGTTAAGGAAGAACGAGACGATGCGGCCCGGAATGCCCTTGATGAAATCAAGTAGCCCGTTCCACATGCTCTTTGCAACCGAACTGATCGCATCCCATGCAATGGAAAGCAGGTTCTGTAGGTACGTCATCGCACCCGAGATAATCCCGCCGATGGCATCCCAGACAGACGAAATAATCATCTTGATGCCGTCCCATGCGCCGGACCAATCGCCGGTAATGATGGACGTTACAGTCTTGATGATGCCCTGAATAACGCCGAGCGCGCCGATTACAACGCTGCTGACGATCTCCCAAGCACCCTGCACCATGCCGATGATGTTGTCTCCCCAGCGATTCCAAATCGCCATTACGAGATCAACCCACATCGTGACGTAATCCACGATCAGCCCTAGAACAGACTTGAACGTGTCGCCCAGCGCGGTAAGGATCGGCTGTACCTTCGCCCACATGTCGCCGGACGAACCAACGATCTGATCAAACACGCGCTTGACAGCATCAAAAACCGGCTGTAGCGCAACCATGATCGTGTCAAAGGCAACCTTGAGCGCGGCAAATGCCTTGTCTACCGCCTCGCGGAATGGCGCGCAGTGCTGGTACGCCTCATAGAACGCGACACCCAGCGCGACAATCGCCAGGACGACGAGCGTAACCGGGTTCGTCAGAAACGCCGTGTTAAGTCCAAGCATTGCGGTCTTTACCGCTGTGATAGCCGGGCCTATCTTGCTCATCCACCCGAACAGCGCGCCGCCGACCTTGAGGACCGGGCCGATAGCCGCAACCACCGCGCCGAACGCGAACGCCCATTTCATGATTTCAGGGTTCGTCTCGGTCATCTTGCGGACAACCTTTGTGACAGCGCCGAGAATCTGCGTGAACGCGTCGAGTACGCCACTCTCTGAAATGGCGATCGATAGACCCTCAAGGGCGGACGTGAAACCCTGCATTCCCGCCTTAGCGGTTGTGCCCATGTCCTTAGCGAATCGGTCCGTTGTACCGGCTGCGCCCTCAATGTCCGTAGTCAGTTTCCGCATTGCGTCGGAACCCTGTTCGGACAGGGCCGACATTGCGCGCCCGCCCTCGGTACCGAAGATGCGTAGAAACTGCTCATTGGTCATGCCAGACTTACCGACCTGATCAATGATGTCCGGCAGGGGCTTTAGCTTGCCGTCAGCAGTCTGGAAAGAAAGCCCTAGGGCGTCCATTTCCTTCTGTGCCATCCGGCTTGGCTTCATCATGGACCGTAGTGCGGCACCAACGGCCGTACCACCCATGGAACCCTGCATACCGGCGTTACCCATCAGGGTGAATGCGGCGGCGGTTTCCTCGACGGAGAGACCGGCCATTTTGGCCATGCTCCCGCCGTACTTGAACGACTCGCCGAGTCCCTGAACATCAACGTTACCCATCTGCGAAGCCTTAGTAAGAAGGTCAGTCGCGCGGGTCGCCTCAGTAGCCTTCAGACCGAAACCGGTCATGATGTTAGAGACGATATTCGCCGTGTCGCCTAGGTCCATATTCGCGGCAGCGGCACCATTCAGAATGGCGGGCATAGCTTCGTAAATCTGCTTAGGCTTGAAACCCGCCATTGCGAGGTATTCCATGCCCTGTGCTGCCTGCGTAGCACTGAACTGCGTTGACGCGCCTAGGTCCTTAGCCTGCTTCTTCATCATGTCGAAGTCAGCGCCGGTCGCCTGCGAGATGTTCTTTACGCGCCCCATCTGGTACTGAAAGTCAGAACCCATCTTGATGATGGCAGCACCAGCACCGACGAGCGGGAGCGTTAGGTTACGACTCATGGTCGAACCAACCTCGCTCATCTTCGAGCCCATAGAGCCCATGCGCTGACTGAGGCTCTGTGACAGCGTCGTACCGGCCTGTTGTCCGGCTTGCTGCGCTGCCCGCTGTACGTCGCTCAGTAGCTTGTCAGCGCGTGCCTGTAGCTCGATGTACGCGGCACCCGCACGCATTGCGTTCGTGCCGGACATGGGCCACCCCCTTACGTGAGTTTGACGGGTTGACCCATCTTCTTAGCGAGAGACATCAAGCCCCGATTTTCAGCACGCGCGGGCTTTTCAACGGCGACGCCGGGCCGCTCAATAGGCTTAGGCTGCGGAACCGGGTTTTCCTTGGTCCCGCCGAGACTTACGAGAACGCCGCCGAGTAGATACGCAACGACGTTAAGACTGTCGATAGTGCCCGCTAGTAGGTGGCGCTCCGGGGTCCACATGGCCGCATCACTGCCAGCAAGAGCCCGCGCTAGGGCCGACTCTTCCGGCACCCGCTGAATGAGAACCCCAAGCCTGCGCCATGTCAGGCGAGGAGTTCCCAAATCGGCGACGAGATCCAAACCCCAAAACCGCAATAGGTCCGACTCTATGTCGTCCCCATACTCATCCACGAACTCAGCGAGCGCGACTATTCCCCCAGGGAAATACCCTGCGCGTCGGCGTAAGCGGCGACGACTAGCATTACGTCATCTGCACGCCCGCCCGCCTCGCGGAAGTCGTCGTAAGCGTCGCCCATGAGCGCACGAGCCGCGCCGATGTCGTCGCCACCCTTAAGCGCGGTCTTAACCTCATCCGGCCAGAAGCCGGGGGCCGCAATCTCGTACGTCTTGCCGTCGTGCTCAAAGTCGATAACGTCGCCGCCGTTCTTGTCGGCGTGCGCCTGCCGCAGCGTGGCGAGGTTAAAACGTGCCTTGTTGGGCTTGCTCATGATGTTGTGCTCTCCTAAAGCTAAGTGATGGGGGAGGGGACCACCTAGGAACGTTCCTAGGTGGTCGTGAGGGCTTAGCCCTCGGAGACAACGCCGCCCGCGTCAGCGAAGAACTCCGCGTCAGTGATCTGCCACTGTGCAAGAGCCTCGCCGGAACCAAGCGCCTGAATCGTCATGCCCCACATAACGGCGTCACCACCGCTGAACTTGGGGGACTCCACTTCCGAAACCTGACCGCTCGGAATGTGCATCCGCCAAACCTTGTCGTCCCCGTCGCGGAACTCAAACAGGAACGCATTCTTCGGACGAGCAACGTTGGGCTTAACGTCGAACGTCACAGCCTTGTTCGCGCTGTCGATAACCGGTGCAGCACCGTAGAAAGCCTCAAGGACCGACGGGGACGACTCAAGCGCGGATAGCTTGAGGGTCAGCGTACGGCCGGTGACGATCACGCGGACGGTACCGCGCTGCCACGACTTGACTTCCTGCGTGTCCTCACTAAATCCGTGCTCTACGCCGTCATCAGTGAAGGTGCCTAGCGGGGTCCACTCCTTACCGGCTTCCTTGCCGGGGGTGGGAATATCGGTGTTCGGGTCAGCCTTGTAAATCGTGCCGGTGACTGCCACCCGCACTAGGTCAGTGTCGAAACCCTCAGCGTCACGCGCCATTATCGGGCCCTCTCTGGTCGAGTAGATATCTGAAAAGTCATGACCCATCGGTGTAGCTCCGTTAGGTCATCCACCATGTAGACCAATCCCGCGATCACGTTGACCCGTACGAACGGGCCACCGGTAACCCGCGTGCCCATGAGCGCGCCGGTAACGATCTGTGATAGGTCGTGGGATTCCTCGCGTGACGCTGACCAGACTTCAACGTCCATAGTGGCGAAATCGAGATGCGGCCAACGCATGTACCCGCCAATACGACGGGCGATCACGAGCGGGTGTGAGCCGTCGTAATCGCCCTCAACGAACGTTCCGTATTCGGTATTGGCCGGTAGGTGTTCCCGTAGGAACCTCAGCGTTAGCGCCTCAACGTCTGGAAAGACGGGAACGCTCAACGCTTAACCCCCAATCAGTCGGCCGACAGCAGCGTCTAGCGCACGGCCGAGAACGCGAGACCGCTTACGGGGCCCCTTACGCTTGGGGGCGCCAAACTCAATTAGGTTGGCGATAGGGGAGGAGTTCCACACCCGGACCCATACGTAAGCGCCTCGCCCCCGACCCTTGACACCCTCGCGAATCGAGAATGAGTGGTTAAACCCGCCCTCGGTCGGTGCCCCAGCACGAGCGACGCTCAAGGCGGAGTTAGCGGCGTTCGTCAGCAGCGCGCGGGTTTCCTGCCCCTGCGCTAGCCGCTCTATCGCTGCCTCATCAATGACAACCTTTACGCCCCTACTGGCCACTAGCTCACCGCCTTAAGCGTCGCTGTGATGTGGTGTACGCGTCGCATCGTGCGCCGGATGATCGGGTGACCCTCAACGCTGTACGTGGTCCCGTCCTCAAGCTCTACGCGGCACGTCGCATCAATCGGCGTATCAGCGGGGAGAATCAGGGCCCATGAGCCCTCAACAGCGATGCGCACCGTTGTGTGAACCTCGCCGTTCCCCTGCGTGGCTATCGCACGGGCCACAAGACGCCCGTAGACAGCCGTTCGTGTCGCCTGCGACCAGTTGGGCACCCCGTTGCCGTAACGATCCTCAGAACGACTAGGACGCACGATGGTGACCGCATCCGGCATCAACGCTGCCCGCATGTCACCACCACCAAGTCACATCCTCGCCGTCAGCCCAACCGGTCGGGGTGAAGCGGCGTACGGTCTCGCCGGACATGCCGGAACTCATCGGGGCAGACGCCATGAACGGGATACCAAGACAGCGGTAAAGCGCCTCACGCTCAGCGGGCATAAGTGCCATGCCGTTGATAGCGCTACGGGCCAAGCTGTACGAGTAATCCCCGATGTTCTCTGTAGTGATCCCCTTGGGGTTGCTGAAAACTCGGCCCGCTAGGTCCATCACCAACTGACGGACCACGAAAGGGGCGGGGTCCGGTATCTCTACCGGCCCCACCTCTTCCCGCACCAAATCCGACGCATCCTGTAGCAGTAGCTCAGCGCGCTTCCGCTCATCTGCTGTCAGCGATTCGGCTAGGCGAGCCTCATAGTCAGCGAAAGAAACTAGAGGCTCTGCCATGACTAGCCCTCAACCGGGGGAGTGACCGGCTTCAGCTTGAACGAAACCGCGCGAAGCTGCTTAGCGTTCGCGGCCTCGGTGCCCGGGGTCGTGCCCTCGGGAGCGTCGGTCACCTCACCAATACCTAGGTAGGTGGAGAGGAACGACCGGTCAGAAGCGGTCTTCGAGTTGTAGTCACGCATAACCCGAATCGACAGGTTGTCGTAAGAGCGGGTAGCACCCTGCGCGCTGGTCGGAACAACCGGAGCGCGGTTAACTAGAATGTACGCGGTCGGGTGAAGCGCGATAGCCGAACCGGGGTCAATGTCGTTACTGGTCACGATGGTGAAACCGGCTAGACGCCCAATGGTGGCCTCACGTAGGACCGAGTCCGAACCCGAGGTGTCCACGCGAACTAGGGTCGGGTCGTTCAGTAGGGCCGACTCAACGTCAGCACCGACCACGAGGTAACGGCCGGAAACCGGAACGTCGTTGCGGTTAAGAGCGTTGCGAGCCTTAACCACCATCTTGCGAACAGTGCCCGAAACGATCTCGTCGCCGGTAGCCTTGTCAACGTCCACCGTGCCAATAGCCGGGGCAGACGCGAGCTTAGCCGCTAGCTTCTTTTCGATGCGCCGAACAACGCTCTTAACCTGCGGGTCAAGAACCTGCGCGCCGAAGTCCTCAACGTCTAGCGTTAGCTCAGCGTCGGAAAGGTCAACCGCCGAGTAAGCGTGGGAATCCAGCTTAACGGCAATCTTCCACTCGTTCAGGTTCTCGGACGCGATCTCACGCGAGACCGAGCGGGTTAGCGCCTCCTCGGCACCGATCAGAACGGACGGACGCTTGATGTTCACAACGTCACCCGCAGCGCCGGTAAAGGCCGCGCCACCATCACGGGTAACTAGCCCACCTAGGATCGCCTGTCGGTCGAGTAGACCGAGGGCGGCACCCGCGAGCTTTTCAGCCTTGACAAACACGTTGTCAGCCATGCCAAATACCTTTCGTTAGACGCCCGTTAGAAGCGGACGCGCTTAGCGATTGCCGCCGCGAGCTTTACGGGGTCAATCTCGTCTGAATCCGTAGACTTGGCGTCAGCGCCACCGCCCACAGTGGGATTAGGTCGCGCGGGAGTTCCCTTGCGTGCCTTGGTCTGGTCGGCAATCTTGGACGCTGCCGCTAGTAGCTCATCCTTTGTCGCACCCTGAATCAGGGAAACCACATCGCTAGATAGGCCGGTCTCCTCGGCAACCTCGCGGAGCATGAGTCCGCGCATTGCCTCATCCCGTTCACGCTGTGCCGCCGAAAGCTCATCACGTAGCTTTTCCTCGGCGGTCTTGCGCGCCTCTTCAGCGTCCTTATGCGCCTGCACGATCGGGGCAACCTCGGCTAGCTGAGCCTTAAGCCGCTCAATCTCCGTCGTAGCCTCAGCGTCCACAGCGGGAGTCTCCGCCGTTTCGGTCTCGGCCGTCTCGGTCGCGCCGGTTTCCTCGGCAGGCTTGATCTCATCACTCACTAGGAACTCTCCTGACCACCTAGGAACGTTCCTAGGTGACTACGAGCGACCCTCAACAAGTCGCCGGAATTGAAGGGGATCGCCGCCCGACTCACGCCAAAGCGCCTCATAGCGCGTAACGTTGGCGGTCGGACGTGACTTACGGGAATAGACAGGTTCCATCCAGCACTGACACGAACGGTGAACCTCAGCACCTCGGGCGCCCTTGGCCTTACCGGTGCTGAGACTGACGCGCTGCCCCTTGTAGCCGCTACGGAACGAATCCTCTTTGTAGACAGCTCCACGGGTGGCGAGCATTGCGCAGAACGAGCAAGCGGCACCCGAGCAGCAACGGCGGTAACCGATACAGCGCCGGTCACGGTCAATGCCGCTTGAGACCACGTCACGACCGGGGGAGAGGATGCGGCCCGTTAGGTTGCCCAGTTGGCCGGACAGTGCGAGCCGCTTAGCCTCTTCCACGGACACGCCGGAAGCGATCAGACGACGCACGTAAGCGGGTCCATACGCCTCTATGACGCCCTCAAACTCGCCCGGTAGGGCCAAGCTAGGGCGAGCGACTGATAGGCCGTCTACGAGCTGCCCAAGGGCTTTCAGCTCAGCGCGCCGGAAACGCTCAAAGTAGCGAAACGCTGTGTTGGCGCTAGCGGTCTGCGCTGAGCTGCAAAGCTCCTCGGCCGTGTTCACGTAGCGGAGCCACGTTGCAGCGTCCTCGGGGTCAACCTCGGCCCATGCAACCTGTAGCTTGCTCAGCGCGTCGCCGGTAAGCGCACGCTGTGCCCGCTGGTGTGCAGCCGTTAGCCGCTCGCCCTCATCGCTAACCGCCAACGGGCCCACCATCCTGCGGCGGGAACGGGTCTGCGGTGTGCTGACCGGTGAGCAACTGGGCGACGAGATCCGTAGAAGCGCTCTTATCGCGCATCTTCCGCCACGCCTGCACATCGAACGAGGTAACGCCCGGTACACGCTCCCACAGAGCCTCAGCGGGAACGCCGAGCATCTGAGACAGCTTGCCCAACGCGTCAACCGTCGCGGACAACGAGCGAGCCTCAGCGTCATGCCACACGATCCGTGCGTCTGTGTCGCCTGCGCGGTCGTCTTGTCCCTCAACCTCAGCGGCTAGCCGTAGAACCTGTTCCCAGCTTTCGCCGAACATCAGTTGCCGCTCATGCACCTTGCGGGATAGCCCAGACTCAGCAGCCGTAAGCGCGTCGGCCGAAATGTTGACCATTCCGCCGAGTAGGTAATGGGGCGGAACCTGCGCAATCGCGCTCATGGCCTTAACCGCAGCCTCACGAGACGAGAGGTAGCCGGTTAGGTCCGTCTGTTCAAACTCCCCAAACTTGACATCCTTGTTTTCGACCATCCACAGCCGGTCAACGGCAGCGCGGAAAGTCTCGACAGGATGACCGGTCTTAGGGTCGCGCGGAATGCTAATGCCGGTCGCCCAACGCTGCCGGAATGCCGAGTAAGACTCAGCAATCTTCATATTCAGCGTGGTTTCATTGAGCCGATCCTGAATCGGAATCAGGGGGAAGACTTCCCCAAGCTCATGGGGGCGCGTGTCCGGCGCATCGGCCCACCGGTTCCGGAACGGCACGATAGGGCAGCGCGTAAGTCCGTGCGGCTGCACAGAGACAACCTGCCACGTCTCGCGGTTATCGTGCTCGCCCTCGGGGGTCGTGACCTCGGTAACGGCGTAGTCGTCCCACACCTGCCACCGCTCAAGCGTCTTGCCCTCGGCAACCTTGACGCGCCCCATGTAACGGATAGCGCCGTCTAGCCACTCGCTATCAGGTTCGGCAGAGACGCCAGTCACAGACAGCGGGGACATGGGCCGGATGGCCGGTCCGTTGTCCCCAGGGGTAACGGCAACGTAGCTACGGCCGAACGTGAGCGCAGCACGGTGCACGGCGTTCTGTCGGCTGTCTAGCTGATTCGCTGCCCAGTAGCCCCACGGCTCTAGGTCGTCAGGGTTCTTGGTGCTGCGGTAGCCCTCAACGCGAAGGTTCTGCGCAACAACGCCGACGATCAGCGGTAGCCAATTCTCAAGCGACCGCGCGACGAGACGCCGGAACTCTGCCTCAGCACGCTTGGGCAAGTACGGCGCATCCTGAATGCCCCTCATGTACTTGTCCACGCGGATTAGTTCCGGCATCTCTGCCTTGCGCTGAGCTAGCCCCATGGCTAGCAGCGTCTTTGGGTCCATGTTTGCGGGTCTCCCTGTGGCCGGAAGCACCTAGGAACGTTCCCAGGTGCTAGGGGTAGGTGCCCGCGCTAGAACCCCCAAACGGTAGCGTCGCCGGGCTTGGTGCGTTTCTCGAACACGCCTGCCTCAATGGCCTTACGGCGTGCCTCGCGTGCCAGCACAAGAGCGGCGGCAGCGTCCACCTTGCGGTCAGACTCGCGCGATTCCTTGCCAAAGCTCACGCCATACGCGTTCGGGCGACGACGAGCGTTTTTCAGGTGGGTAACTAGGCGCGGGTCGTCAGCAACGGTCAATGACCGATCCTCGAAAGCTGCAACCGTCGATTCAGCAGCAGCGGTAAAATCCTTGACCCTGCGCCGCATGTCGAACGCGACGGAATGACCGGGGGATGCCTTGGTAAACAGCGTCTCGCGGTAGTCCTCGGCCCACCGGTCTACGTAGCCCTCAAAGAACGCTAGGTCAGCGAAGAACGCCACAACGTCCCAGCGTTCAAAGGCCGTTCGTACGGCAGTGTCTACCGCCTCGCGGTCAACCTCCCACCCGTGACCGTCCGGGCCGTCCGGCTTCTGCCAGATGCCTAGCGGCCAACTGTGGCCGGTGCTCACGTCGCAGGCGATCAACGCTGTTGCGTCATGCCCGCGCGAGCCATCGAAGCCAAGCGTGATCATCTCGCCATCGTCGGGCAAGTCCATACGTGCTGCGGCGGCATCAACGTCTAGCGGCTCTAGCCACGCGTCCGAGGATGCGACCACTTGGTTTAGGTAGAACCTGCGCTTTTCCTGCGGGTCCGCCGTCGGGTCGTAAATCTCGGCCATGAGCCGATCAAGGTCAACCCACGTGGAATCGCCGTAAGCGGCCCTAAGACCGCCTCGCACGGCTTCCGGGTCCGATGGTTCCCAAGACTCCGCCGGAGCCTCTACACAGTCGTACAGGACGTCATCTAGGCCACCGTCAGACTTGCGCGCTAGGTGCGCTTCGTACTCGGCGCGGCCTACCGTCTCTTCGCTGGGATCGTGCGCGTTCGTCGTGAGAACAGCGCGACCACCCACCTTGGCAAGATTTCGCTTGATGACCTGAATCATCTTTTGGCCACCCTGCGAGTACAGCCAATGATGGATTTCGTCCCCAACCACGAAATTCGGTCGGGCACCCTCAAGCGAGGCAGACGACGCGGTAACCGGCTCAATCTTGCCGATACCGTGGTTGAACTGAATCAACGTCTTGCCGGGGTCAATGCCATAGTCGGCAACGGCCGGACCCTCAGCGAGCATTCCGCGCACCGGCTCAAGGGTGTTCATGACCTGTTGATACGAAACAGCGGCCATCTGCACCCAAGGGGCGTTACGGCGTTTCCCGCTGGGGTTCCAGTTACCGAACGGGTCAATGACACCGGGGCCGTCAGGGTCCACCACGCACGGGCCGACAAACTCAATCAGCGCGAATGCGCCGAGCAAGGGGGACTTTCCCCACCCCTTTGAACGTCGCAGAACACCCATGCGGTAAAGAAACTTGTTGTTGTCGTCCAGCGCGTAAAACCAGACCAAGAAACGGACTTGTTCACGCGTGAAAACGAACGGCTCGCCCGCTCGGGGGCCGTCCGGCTGTCGGACATAGCGGAGCGTCCACGCGAGGATGTGCCACCCTAGGGACCGCTTAGGCCAACCATCGGGAAGATTGCCAGTCTGCACCGGTCAACCTCCCTCTAGCCGGTAAACATCTCCTTGTACGCGCTCAGGTCAAGCACGGCAGCGCTAGGGCCCTCAGCGGGCTTGGTCTGCGCTGTGCTGGTCATCCGGCCCCGTAGCCGGTCAAGATGCGTCGCACCTAGTAGGGATTCGTTTTGGCGAATCTCCTTGATGATCTCCAGTGCGGCGCGCATCTTCCGCGTGTCCTCGGCATTCGCTGACACGGTAAGTCTGTGGTAGCTGTCCACCAGCGGGAGGAGCGCCAAGAGACGCTGCCAATCCGTCGCGGTGAAGTGCGCAGCCTGCCCGCTCTCGGTCCACGTGGACCACCAATCACGCGTGCCCTTAAGCCAACGCTTGGGGGTCGGGAGTGGGGGAGCGGCTACGCCGTCCAGCGGGGGAGCGTCGGTGTCTGCGCCGAACGTGTCGGCGTTCCGCCTGCGGGCATTCTCCTTGGGCGGTGGCCCGAATCCTGCCACGCTGTCACCCCCTCGCGCGTGTGCGCGCGTATTGAGAACCTAGGGCCGAACCTTCCAGACCCGTACACGAACAAGGCTGCTATTGGCCCCCGGTCAGCGTGATTATCAAAAGGGGGGCACCCCCCACCCTTTCGCTAAAAACTTCACGCGGGGTAACTTGCAACATTGATTTTTTCACTCTTCGTGATCGCGTTGCGCGTTCAACATTGCTTGTCTCATCGAACCGCTTTGTTCGCGCTCTCGCTCGCGCTTGGGTTGCTTAGCGGTCTTGGCTTGCGCTCCTTCACGAGCGCTCTTACGCGCGTGATGAAAGCGGCACAGCGCTTGCAGGTTCGATGGGTTGTGGTTGTCGCCATGCTCGATGTGGTCAACGTCAGACGCAGGCATACCGCATAGCGTGCCAGTGTCCACCCGTACCCACTGGCATAGCCAACGGTCACGAGCAAGCACAGCAGCACGGCGCGTACGCCAGTCCACCGGTAGGCGACCCCTACGCGTGGACCCTGACCAACCACCAGGGGCACCCAAGATAAGCACCCCCGTATGTACAACCACCTGCCGTATAGGGGCCCCCTAAAGAAAGGACCCCCCGTATGTGTACCCGCTGAGGGATTCGAACCCCCACGCCTTACGGCAACGCGTCCTAAGCGCGTCGTGTCTCCCAGTTCCACCAAGCGGGCTTAAGGGTTACTCGCCGCTCACTTTGCTAGGGACTAGCTAGCCAGTGTTGAGCCGGTTTCACCCAGGGTGCATATCGTCGCGCCAGTCACGGCCCTATTGTCTGCACCGGTCTTTGGCACCTAGGAACGTTCCTAGGTGGATAGGCAGGCGAACCACTTCACCCCTGCCACGGGCACCCCGACAACAATACGCATTCGGTGCCGTTCCTGACGCTGGTCTGCCTGGACTCGAACCAGGAACCCCCGGATTAACAATCCGGTGCTCTGCCGATTGAGCTACAAACCACTATGGCCCCGATGTGCTCTACCGTCGGAGAGAGGGAACGGGAGTCGAACACCGGGGCCGGTGAGGGGCGCTCGGTCCACCGTGTGAATGTGCGGCAATCACCCTCACTCATAAGAGAGTGAGTCAGTTAAGCGCTACAGCGGGGGAGGGGCGCGGCGCGCTGTGTAGTAGTGCTGTAGTGACTTACACTCCGGGATTGCCATTGAGGTGTTACAAGAGAAACGTAGATGTGGTGCAGAAATACACTTCCTACACTAGAGATCATGTTTTCGCAGGTCAGAGGCTTATGGAGTGTTCCGGCTCGAATGTAGGAATGCACCTCGCCCCCGTGCGCTGTCCGCAGGAACAACGAAAAACGGCCACGGGGTGATTTCCCGTGACCGTTCCGTGATTCTCAAGTGTGGCGTAGATCACCTACGCCGCGTGTGCGTAGTCGTGCCATTCCGGCGCGCTTGCCCACTCGATATCGACTCGCGCCCCCGTGTCGTACTCCACCCAGCGATGCCCGCCCCTCTTGACTGCCTTACGAACCGTGATCCGCTCTACGAACAGCGTGATGAACTCTCGCCGCTCGTCCCGCGTCGCGCTGTACCACCACGATCCGGGCCCGATCGGGTCTGTGTCGTCTGCCGGTAGCCACTCGCCGTAGGGGAGATCCGGCGTTTCAGACTCGCCGATCTCGGCCAATCGCGCGTCAGCAGCGCTCAAACGGTCCTCTAGCTTGCGCTCGGACTGTCGGAACCGCTTACGGCCGATCTCGCTGCGGAACCCTCCTGCGTCGCGCTCGTCGTAAAGCTCCTCAAGGCCCCGTACGGCGTCCGCGCGCTCTGCGAGCAAGGAACTACGCTCCTGCGCTGTCTCGGGGCTCTGACGGAGCCTCCCAAAGCGTCGCGCAGCCTCAGCGAGAACGCCGGAAACCTCGGGGTCCTCCTCGCCTGCCTGGATGAGCGCGAACACGCGCCGTGCAACGTATTCGTCTAGGTACGGCTGAGCGATCGTGTTATACCCGCTGTGTTCGCCCGGTCCGCCGATCTTGCTACCGCGCGTGCACCGGTAATTGGGCTTCTGTGCGCTGTCCTCGGTCGCCCCGTTGTTGAGCCCGCCCATGGGTCGCGCACATTCGCACGTCGTGATTGCGTTGCCCTCAAGGGTGCGGAGACCGGACAGCAGCGAGCCGCCCCGGTTGAGTCCGCGTCCACGTCCACGGCCGTCTAGCCACGCTTGCAGCTCGTACCAGTCGGCGCGGGGGATGATCTCGGTTCCGTCGCCAAAGGGCACGGGTTCCATGGTTTCCGGGTCGCGAACGATCGTGTATCCGGCGACTTTGGTTGTGGGCTCGCCGGTCTTCTGGTTCGTGCCGTACACCGGCTCTGCGTCCATGCCGGAAATGCGCGGGTCCATGAGAATGCGTTTCAGCGTGCCAACGAGCCACCGCGAGTTAGCGCGTTTCTTGCCGGTCCGTGCTCCTCGGGTGGGGTACTCGTCGGGATGCTCGTTCATGTGGTTACAAATGCCGGACAGCGAACCGGGGCTAGCGCCGTTCTTGGCCTTGACGGGTGCGTGCATGTGCTCGCGGATACGGTCCCACGCGGAGCGGATCAATTCCGCCTCAGCGTCCATGACGCGCGGTACCTGAATGGCGATTTTGCGTGTCTGGCCGTTCTCGTCGGTCTCGTACGCGCTGTCAGGCTCAAGGTAGAACCCGAACGGCGCGGTACCGCCGACGTACCCGCCATGCTTGCGCGCCTTCTTCTTTGCGCTGGATACCGCCTCGCTCTTGTTCTTGCTTTCGCGGTACGAGCCGTCAAGGCGCACGATTAGCGTGATTAGGTCCCCGAGGTTGTCTTTTCGGAACACGCCCTCATTGATGCTGACGATCGTTACGCCGATGTTCAGAAGCTCCATAAGGAGGGGGAGCGATTCCGAGGGGTCACGGCGCGTCAGTCGGGAAATGTAGTAAACGATAATCATGTTCAACTGTCCGGCGCGGCAGTCGGCAACGAGCCGGTTAAAGTCGGGCCGTTCTACGCCGTCCTTGAACGCGCTAATACCAAGATCCTCATAGACGCGAATCTGCGTCGCCTGCCTGCGCCGTGCCTCGGCGATACCTAGTTCCCGCTGGTCAGCGGTGCTTACCTCGCTGCCGTTCTCCCGCTTGTCCGACTGTCGGCCGTAGACTCCGGCGTGAATGGCCAT